CGGCCTGTTGGTCAGATCCCGCTCCAGATGCGCCAACCGCGCCGCTTCATCGAAAAGCCGACCCTCCGTCAGGCCTGTGGCATGGTAAATCATGTCGATCGGGCCGGCCCGCTCGCCTGTCGCAAAATCAAACCCCCACCCGGCATAAGGGCCATCGAGGTGAATGATGCACGAGCCCTCCCCACGGGCGCGGCGCCCGGACAGATCGGCGCAACGCAAGGCGCGCTTGTCATAGGTGAGCCGCGCCTCGGGAAAAAGCGATGGCAGCCAATCTCGGGCCGTATCAGCTAGGCGCGCCTTGATCGCGCCCAGATCATGGCGGGGCGGCGCAACAAAGACATCGTTCAAATCGATCATGGTTAACCTCAGGCCAAGAGCACAAGTCCGCGCTCGGCACGGGTAATCGCGGTGTAGAGCCAGCGGCGGCGGTCGAGGTCACTGCGCCCCAAGCCATCGTCCCAAACGATCACATTCTCCCATTGCGAGCCCTGCGCCTTATGCGCGGTGATCGCCCAACCAAAGGTGGCTTCCGTCAGGTGCTTTTTCTCCTTCCAATCCCGATCATGACGATGTCGATCGAAGGCGATGTGGTCCTCAAAATGCCCCTTGTAGAGCCGCAGGCGGCCCGGCGCCCCCTTGAAATCCGCCGGGCCAACGTGACGCCCCTCTTCATCCGTGACCACAGCAGAAAAGTAGAGGCTGCCCTCGTCCACGATATCCTCAAGCGTCACAAACATGCCGTTGATCAGCCCGATGTCGTTTTGGTTTTTCAGGCAGATGATTTTCTCCGAAGCCCCCGATGGCAGGGGGCTGCCCGCCAAACCCGCAGCGGCACGCATCGCGTTATTCACCTGAAGCCGCGTCGCGTTCATCCCGCAGATCAGCTGCCCACCGCGCAACGCCTGCTCAGGCGAAATATCCGCTTTGTACATCTTGGCGACATGCGCATCGTAGGTGCCAAAGCCGATCGGCCGTCCCTCCCGCGCCATGGTCGCGAGGCGAATGATCGCACTCTCCGCGGCCTGCCGATGGATCTCCATCAGCATCACATCCGGTACGACATTGGTGAAAGCCCCCTCCCCTTTGATAGGCGGCAACTGGCCCGGGTCGCCCAAGACCAGAATGGGCTTTTTGAAGCTCATTAAGTTACGCGCCATCTCCTCGCCCACCATCGAGACCTCATCGAGCACGATCAGCCTCGCATCTGCGGCGTCACTGTGTGGGTTCAGCGCAAAACGCGGCTTTTTCATCTGCGAAAGTGTCTGCCGCATCGCCTCGATCCCAGCTTCCGCCGCGGTGCGATCAAACCCGGTCAGGCTGCGCACGCTCACCTCGGCCTCACGCACCTTCTGAGCAGCTTTCTCGACTTCATCCTCGGTGGACTCAGTCACAGAATAGATCAGGCTATGAATGGTGCGCGCAGGTGTCCCCTTTCGGGTCAGTACCAAGGCCGCCTTACCGGTAAAGGTTGCGGTGACAACGCCTGGAACACAGGTGCCATCCCTTACACTGCGATGTGAAGACAACCCAAGTTCCTCGAGTGCAAACTTCAACACGGTGGATTTGCCGCTGCCCGCGTAGCCGAACAGCCGGAACACCTGCTGCTCCCGCGTACGGGTTTCGAACCAAGCCTTGATCTCACGGATTGCCGCAGCCTGGGCGCCAGAGGGGGTGAAGTTGGTCATGCGGCAAACCCTTCGACAGCATAATCCTTTATCACCCCACCACGAACGGGATCCCCGACCTGACATTCACGGACAAACACCCGCCGCCCATCGGAAAGCCCACGCCAATGGCCACGCCGGATGTGCCAGCGCGGGCTTGCATGCGTCCCGCCCTGCGGTGGCGCTTTGCTTCGCGCACGCTCGACATCGATAGATATCTGGTGCCAGGTCCACCCGCGAACGCCGGCCTTGGCATATTTGGTGCGCAGGGAGGACATCACTTTGCGTGGCTTGTCGTTTCCAGCAAAAGCCAGAATGCTCAACGCGCGCCAAACAATGCCCGTGACAACTGGGTAGAACTGACTTGCGCTGTCTGGTAAAATGTCAGGATGAGCAGTGACTTCCGCTCGACCGAGGCCATCAAAGACAGCGTGTGCCAGACAATCGCTCCAACTCAGCCTCCGTCTTGTTCGTGAGAACAATGAAGCTTCGACACGGTCTTCAAACTGGCGCGCATAGACGAGGAGCGCCGCACTGTCTGGGCTCCTGTCGTTCACTTCAAAAATGACCGCTGGATGCGGCAACTTGAGAGGCCCTGCGAATATCAGGGGGCACAGAGCTTCAACTTCGTCGCTATCGAAAGCCGCCTGGTCAGCAAAATAATAGATCGGCGCAGTCTCAATACCTTCGAGTAAGAAACCAAAACTGGATTTTCGGCAAATTTGCGTTGCCACCTTTTTGAACTCATAGGCGTGCGGGATCATTGGTGAGCCCTCCAGCAGCGCTGCACCCAAGAACAGGGCGGATGCCAATGCCCCGCCGCCATACCCCCCTTGCAAACCACTGAGGTGGGTGCAGACGCCTCGCGCGGCAGCAACTCCTCGGCGTCAGACGCGCGCACAACTGCCACGGCACGGTCGCTCATCTGCTGCGCGAGCGGCGCATCAAAGGGGACCAATTCGGCGTAAATTTCCATCGTATCGCGGTTCAGCGCAGTGAAGAGCGCCGGATTGGGCAGTTCAAGATAGGCCTGATAAAGCGCGATCTGCGCCGCATAGACCGGTTTCGCGATAGCAACCCCGCGCTTTACCGTGTCTTTCCAGCTCGACGCCCCAAGCGCTTTCGTTTCCCAAAGCGCCGGATAGGCCATTTCGACCGGGCCGCTCACGAGGCAGCCATCAATATGCCCTTTGAACCGGCCACCGAGAGAGGCAAAACCGAACTGTCGCCCATCATCGCGTTCCGTGCGCAGATCAAACCCTGCAAGCCGGAGCCAACTGGCCACCATGTCTTCACCACGATGCCCCGCCTCAAAAATGCGCAGGGTTTTCGGTGCGAACTCTTGCCCCTCATCCTTGGGCATTGCCAGAAAATCATACTGGATCTGGCGCAGGCAGGACCGGCCAAGGCCTGAAGAGCTGACATAGCTGCGCGGGCGTTCAGCACCATTGCGGGCCCGCAACCCACGATCGATGGCGGCCCCAAGGACGGTCGTAATGTCTGTGAGGATCTGGTCTGCACCATACTGCGCGCCAGACCCGTGGTTCAGGTCAATCATGATGCACCTCAAAAGGGGATAGGATCTGCAGGGAGGCGGCCATCGCGCTCAGGCCTGGCACCTTGTGTCTGCAGGCTGTCGATGTAGCCGGTAACAGCCGCCTCAATGAGCTGGTCAATCTCGGCGGCCGTTCGGTCGAAAAACGGGGCCATGAGGCCGAGTGCGCTCAGCGCTTCCGCAAAATCCTTACGGGCATCGCGGATCGCCTGTGCCTCGCGGGCAGTTTTATCAATCATGCCGAAGTTCCTCTGGGCGAGGTCCGCGCCGATGTCTTGGCACCGGCGCGAACAGAACTGGTAGAAAGGATGCTGAGACCGGCGCAGCCTCAGGCAGAAACCAAATCCCCGGGCTTCGCGGGCGCAGATGACGCAGATGCCATCGGCCGCAGAGCTCACCCCATCAGCAAGTTTTCGAGCTGCTGCTGCCTCCCAGGGGCCTCCTTGATCTTTTGCGAGGCCAGAACCACGAAGCGGCTGATCGCCACCGACGCCAAGGCGTCGAGTTCCGTAAGCCGAAGGCTTGCGATAGGACGATCCAGCCTTCCACGCGCCTCGAGCCATTTGCCAATCTCCATTGCCGCTTCACGCGTTACATGCGCCTGCCACTCATCCGGCGTCATGGGTTTAGCTGTTCAACCAGGCTGGCGTACCGCTTTGCGGGAATGCCGGCGCCGCCGTGGCAGGTTGCGCTTGTATGACCGGCGCTCGTGTGACCGGTGCTTGTGTCGCCCCTGACCAGCCTCCCTGTGCGGGGGCTTGCGCGGCCCAGGCAGCGGGCACCTGCGCGGCAGCTTTGCGCGGTGGCGCGTTGACGGGCTCGGGAGCAACCGTCTCTCCGCGCATGATGGCCGCATAGGCCGGTTCATTTGGCAAAACGACATTCGCAATCTTGTTGGCGTCGCGGTAGTTCCCATTGTCCGAGGCCTCGACCATGATCCGCGCGGCAAAGATGATGCCGTCGAGCTGCTTCAAGCCCCCGATCACACGACGTGCGCGCGCGGCCTCGCCTAGATCGTCGGGCCGCAGCCCAAGTGCGCTGTCGATCATCGCCCGGAAAGCGCTTTTCGAGATGTTCCAGCCCTTCGACTGGCCCTTTTCATCAAGCTTGCCACCCGCGACCGTGTAGTTTTGCCAGAACTTGCGCCGTGCATAGGGGCCTTCGACCACGGTGAACTCCGCGTCGAGCATCTTGGAATCGCTATGCGCAGAGGCCTTCAGAAGCCCCGCATCCATCTCGCTCGCCCCATTTGCGCCACCGGGGCGAAGTTTCATCATCACCTTGGCAAAAGTGCCATCAGGGATCAGCTCCCCCATCGGGGCCATTTGCGGGGCGGCGTCATTCAAATCGAAATGCATCTCGGTGTCCTTTCAGATCAGAGGGTGGGAGAGGTTGTGAGGGCCGCTGAGGCGCGGCCATCGATCTTGGCGAGAAGTGCTGCGAGATCTGGCGGCTCAGTGACCTCAAGGCGGCCGGAACGGTCCTTTGCCGGCAGCCCCCAAGGATTTCCGGCAGTACAAACGAGACGGCGCTCGGCGGATTTCTCATCAAGCTTCCAAGCGCCTTCTGTGTCCTGACTGAAGAGCTGCATCGTGATGACCTGATCCACGATGCCCGGAAGTTCCCGCCCCGCTTTCGACCCTTCCATCTGCGGCACCCAAGAAGAGGCACCAAATTCATCGGTCACCTTTTCCAGCACACCGACAAAGATGACGGTCTTGCCCCGGGCATGTTGCAGATGCTTCAGTGCCTGAATGACTTCGCGGCCAAGAAGCCCATAGGCGCCGCGCACATCCGGCTTGCCGGTGCGTTCCGAGAATGCCTCCGCCTGCTGCTTGGCATAGGCCATGACCTGCCGCGTCAGATCGGTGATGCTGTCGACGAAGATGATCGAGCGGTCTTGAAGAAACGCCTCGATCCCGCTTTCCGCGTATTGCTGCTGCACATGTGCATGGTAGGCAGACCCATAAAAGCTGTTGGGGTGTTGTGCCGGATCAGGCCCGCCGATCAGGACGACCAGATCGCGAAAATCCTCAAATTTGCGGATCGGGATGCTCGGGCCCCGCCAATCCTGCACGGATTTCATGCCAGCCTCGAGATCGAAGCACACCGCCCTATCCTCTGGCAGCGATTTGAGAAGCGTTGTCT